CCACCTGGCACGTATCATTGGGCAAGATCTGCGTACACATGGTGGCTTCGGCCAGCGTGTACGCCATCGCCATCAGCGCCAGGCGGGTCATAATGCCAAAAGGTTCATTGCCACGAGAGGAGACGCTGGTGACCTCGACACGATCCAGGGTATGGGTGTTGAGCCAGTGCTGGAAGGCCAATGCCGCTTCGGGTTCATAGTAGCGTTGGATCGTCGCGGTGCCGTTCACCACAGGGTCATCGCTGGTAATTGGGCGCGTAGACATGCAGTTCCACCGAGTAAAACGTGTCAATATTTCTGACATCAAACGCCAGTAACAGTTGCTTTGGCCGCGCTGGCAACCCTAGGGGCCACTCGTGATAGACTCGACTCCCCGCCGTGAGTGTGGGCAACACCTTCGCCCCTTTGTCAGTAATGATGGTCGGGGTGACTGGTGTCCCAGCCGCATTGATGTCGAGCGTCAGCCGTTTGAGCACCGTCATCTGTGTTGAGCCTAAGCCATAAAAAAGTTGCTCGGGAATCTCAAAATAGATGCCGTCCCCAGGCACGAGCATGCGTGCCGGAATCCGTTCGTTGGTGAATTTATCCTCGATCATGACCGACAGGTACACCGCCCGCATCTCGATTTCCACCCGTCTGAGGAGCACAGACTGCGTAAAATCGCCTTGCAGGGTCAACCCGACCAGATGACCCAGCCGATGCGGGATGTCTAAAAAGAGACGCCTTCCTGGCCCTGCAAACCCCGGTAACGTATGGGTGCCATGGAGATACTCCAGCACTGGGGTAATGCTCGAGGCCTGGATATCGGCGTCGATGGTCACCCGTTCCGTCTGCAGCAAGATCTCATAGGGCTCTTGATAGCGCTGCGCTTCTTGGACTTCAAAGGTCAGGTTCGATTCCAGCGCCACGCTACGCCCCTGGAGCTGGAGGCTGGCGTTAAATTGCCTCGCATCCATATCCGTGGTCACCACCGTACACACCAGGGCGCGTAGCTCCAACTCGCCACGGTAGTAGAGGGTCTGGGTGAAGAAATCCCCCTGGAGCGTCAGGCCAAGGAAATGCCGTTGCCGGAGTATCATCGTCTGGTGCATGTGCCATGCGCCCATCGGTGTCGAGGGCAGCGGCAAATCGCCTTCCGTGGACCGGATGACGGGAGTGACGGTGCCCCCCTGACCCTCGATGAGAAAGCGGTTATGATGCATCAATTGGTCGAAGGGCTCTGTATAGCGTTGTTGTTGGTTGAGTTCAAAGAGTATGTCTCGACGCACATCTTCCGAGCGGCCAATGAGTTTCACCGGCCCTTGCGCCGTGATGAGTTCAAAGGTGACGGGACGCAGTTCCAGTTCCGCCCTGAACCAGGTGGTGGCATTGAAATAATTGCCCTGGAAAATAATCCCTAAGAGGTGACCCATCTGGGTCAGTGCCACACGGTGCAGTTGTCTCGGGGTGCCGGACAACGGAGCAAAATCCCGTTCACCTTCCGTGAAAAACAGCTTCGGGGTGACTGGGCCACCCGCCGCGTCATAGACCAGATACCACACCAGCAGATCGGTATCGAAGGGCTCGGCAGTCCGCATCTGCTCGGTCACCTCAAAGAACACCTGCGTGGTGACACTGTCAGACCGCCCGATGAGTTTGATGATGCCCGAGGAGGTCAGCAGCTCACATGTCACCGGACGCAACTCGAGTTCCGACCGCCATAGCGTCACCAGATGAAAAAAATCCCCGGCCAGTCGTATCCCCAGGAAATGCCCCATCTGAATGGGATACTGGCGGTGGATAGCGCGTTGCCCCCCACCAATATTGGGCAGGTTGATGGTGCCCTCGAGATAGGTAAGCGACGGCTGGATATTGCCCCCGGTAAAATCGAGGAGCAGTGTATACGTGAGGATATTCGTGTCAAACGGCTCAGCCGTCCGCTGTTGCTCCGTCAACTCAAACCAGCATTCGGTATCGACGCTATCTGAGCGGCCAATGAGTTTGATGGTGCCCTGACTCGTGGCCAGTTCCAGCGTCACCGGGCGGAGTTCCAGTTCGGCCCGGTAAAAGGTCGTCGCATTGAAGAAATTCCCGGTGAGATAGAGCGCGATAAAGTGCCCCATCTGGATCGGGAGTTGCCGGTGAATGTGCCGCCCAGGACCAGGAAAGCTCACCGACGGCAGCGCGATCGTGCCTTCCAGATATGCCAGGGTGGGTTGCAGTGCGCCCCCCATCATATCCAGCAGCAGCGTATAGGTGAGCAAATTGACGTCAAAGGGCTCGACTTCGCGCTGTTGCTCGGGGAGTTCAAACCAGCACAGTTGCCGCACATCGGTGGAGCGGCCCATGAGTTTGAGCGCCTTTTCCCCCATGGTGATATCACACGTCACCTGCCGCAGTTCCAACTCCGTCCGAAACAGGTTCATCAGAAACAGATTGCCCTGCAGTTCCAACCCTAAGAAATGGCCCATCTGGCGCGGCGTAATGTAATGGAGTTGGCGGGGCGTGCCCGTGATGGCCTCAATCGTCACGAGGCCTTCGAGAAACCCCAGGACCGGGATGAAACTCCCGCCCTGCGTGTCCACATCGAGGAGGAGTCCATAGGTCAGCAAATTGACGTCAAACGGTTCAGCCACCCGCTGTTGTTCGGGGAGTTCAAAATAAATTGAGGTGGTCGTCGACGCCGATTTGCCTATCACCTGGACGACCCCCTGTGGGGTCGTCAACTCCATGGTCACGGGCCGCAGTTCCAACTCGGCCCGGTACAGGGTGATGGGCGTCAGAAAGTTGCCACGCAGATGCACACCCGCCAGATGCCCAGGCCGATAAATCCCTGCCTGATGGAGACTTCTGCCCGTCCCTGTAATTGCCGCCAGGGTGAGCGAGCCTTCATTCCAATCAATGACCGGCGTAATACTCGCCCCATTCCACGTCGCTTCGATGGTGAGCCGATACGTGAGGAGGTTCGTGTCGATCGGTTCAGCGGTGCGCTGGTCTGCCAGCACCTCGAAGTAGATTTCCTGGGTGAGATCGGAGGACCTCCCCTTGAGCGAAATAATGCCTTGCGGCGTAATGACTTCCAGTGTGCAGTCTCTGACTGCTGCTTCCACACCCCAAAGGGCATGGCCACTCGTATCACTGCCTTGCAGTTCCACCGCTAATTCCCGGCAGGGATACCCCACCTGGAGTTCCACCAGATGTCTGGCGGTGGAGGTCACAGGTGGTAGCAGGGTGTGCGCCACCGTGTCAAGAATCGCCTGGGTGGTCGCGATATTCATGTTGGTATCGAGGTAAATCTGGTCCACCCAGCCGACCGTAGAATCAGGGAAGATATACGAGCCCGTGCGGATCTCAAAGGCACGGCTACTACTCCCCAGTGCCTGATCTTCAACAATGACAAGGTTGGCCGCATCACCGGCCACCAGCTGCTTCGTATCCTCTTCCCAGAAAAACGCGCTATACCCTTTGCCAAGGTCACGAATGAGTCCGGTCGCAAAGTTGCAGCTAATGGTCTGCGTGCCATCCGAGATGAAGTACTGGTCCCTGGCAAAGGCCGCATACGTGCCTTCAAAGGCATTGAGATTCTCGACGTTCTCGCCACGAAAGATGGAAGTTAGCCGGTCAGGATAGAGCAGGTCAGAGCTGGAACCATTAAACACCCTGAGACCATCCTTGGCTCGCCAGATGATGCCGTATGGGGTCGGCACGACCGTTCTGGCGTGTTGTTGCAAGACACCAGGAATGCTCTCGAACTTATACGGCACGTAGGGCTCAGTGCCGTCGATGCGATACCAGCCTGCCACACCAATGACGTACCTCGCCCGTTGCCATACCACGATGCGGTACAGCGGCTGGTCATCCGCGGTGACACGGATAAACCCTCGACGGGACTCTGGTCTCCCAGGGGGGGAATAAAAGACCAACCCTTTCTTGGTGTCCTCGCCAGAAATCCAAAAGATGGTGGCTTGATCGTAGATAAAATCACTATACGTTTCGTCGGGCTTGTTGTTATCGGTCTGGAGTTCAGGCAGCGTCAAAATAGCGGAGTTCGCATTACTCCACATGCCAATGAAGTCGGCCACACTCGACGTGTAGGTCGTCGTCAGATTATCAGGGACCGTGTATTCATGGAAGAATCGTGCGCCACCACCTAACGTGCGCCAGATACTCCGGCGATCCACCTGACTATCGGGAGACACCGGCAACGCCGTATAATACGGTTTCTGCCGAAATAACTGATTCACCCGCTGTTCGGTCGGATTGGAGTTCGACCGTGCACCCGTCACACTACAGTCATACGTCACGAGACTCTGATAATCCCCCAGCGTGCCACACCCACCACGCATCAGGCACGTATCAAAATAGGCAATAAGCCCACTCATCTGATTCGTTTTCACCATGAGTTGCATGGCGACCACATTGGCCCACGTGTTCGTGTTGATCCCTGAGCGCTGAAACTGGCTTTTGGTCAATTGGAGCTTCGTCCATGTCCCCGCTGAGGCCACAAACTCCGTGCCGCCCTGCGGTGCCCAGGAGTCCGAAATCGAGGGATTCTGCACAATGCGCTGGGTCTCATCCGTGCCACCGTTGTCACCCACGAATTGCGTCTCATCCCCAGAGGCCGCAGGGGTCGAACCCACCCCGTCAATCGCCGGGTTCACGGTGATCGACGTGGGCAGAAACTTAAACTGGTAATAGTCAGAGCCAAAGTTCCCTGAGCCCACGTCAAATCGCAGTGTGATGTACTCAATACTGCCGCTATTGCCGTCCACACGCACAAACAGGATGACGAAGTCTTCGCCGGAGGAATCACCCGACGAACCAAACTGTCCCAGGTTGATGGTGAGTGGTTTGGTCAGGCTGACCACGGTATCGGCTGGCACCGTGACCTTGAGACTCGTCCCGGATTCGACGATCGCCCCTTCATTGGCCACGACCACGACCTGTCCCGTGGGCGTGCCCGTGCCATAGGTGGCGCTGATGGTCCAGTCACCTGAGTTATTAAAGTCCTCGATGGCTTTCTGGGCATACGGCTGGGCCGACATATTGAAGCCATCTGGCGGTGGCGCGATGCCCCAATTTTGCACGTTATGGGCGACGTCTGCCTTGCGAGCATTGCCCCCACCGACCCAGAACAGCCGATCGGGCTGGGAATTGCCTGGGGGCAAACGGCGAAACGTCAGAGGATTGCTGTTTGAATTGGCGAAGACAAAACCATAGGGATAGGCATAGATCGACGTGCCAGCCGCATAGATCCGCGTATCGGCAAACCGGGTAATCGAATGAATCCCCGTGGCCGCCGTGATGACCGTATCGCCAGGAGCAATGCGGTATTCATGGGTGCAGATCTCGTGGATGCCACGCGCACGTCTGAGGAGCTGTGGTGGCGTCCCAGACGCCGGGCCATTGAGCGAGAGCCCTTGTGGGCTGGCCATATCGAGCAGTGACTGTCGCCTACTGGGCACCAGGTGTCCCCTCTAAGGCTTCCAGATCACTCAGAAACATCTGAATTTTCTCGACCTGGGCTTGCATGGTGGTGAGCAGTTCACGGACCTGATCCAGTGTAATGGATTGAATCTCTGGCGGGATTTTCTCCCCGGTCTGGTGATCAAACCGCGTTAATGCAACCGCATAGGCATCCCCCACTTTAATAAGTTGTACCAACCCTTTCGCTTTGAGTACATCATAGGTTGCAATCGGCAAGTCCACGACACCCCCTAGAACGTTGTCAACGCGATCCGTCGCCACGAATTGGTCGCCACCGCCACATAGAGAAAACTGGCATCCCAGGCGATATCACCCTGGTTGCCCGCCGCCGCAGACGTGGCCGGGGTAAACGCCGTGCGGATACGCACCCGATTGTCATTAATGTCCAACTTGCTCGTGGGCGTGAAATTATTAAACAGGCCGATATTGCCACCCTGGAGTGCCGTCAAGGCCGTGGCCGTCGCACTCGTTAAATCCATCCGGCCCGCTGCCGAGTCCTCCCGCATATACCAATAGGCCGTGCCCGCCGCCGTGGTTTGCCAGAGACAATACGGATTCAGCGCATTCAAATACAGTAACGTGTCCTGGCCTGACAGCCCCAGGCGATACCCCGTATCTGCGCCAGGGCCAATACTCACATGGCCATTCCGAAACGCTGAGAAGACTTCCAGAGCATCCGTGGCATCATAGAGCCGCATCCGCCCGTCTGCAGCCATCAGTTGCCAGAGCCAATCCAGCGGCGTCCCTGCTGGGCCCGTATGCCAGTTCAGCGCCGTATCCAGCGTGGAAGAGAGCCGCAAAATATTTGCCCCCGCTGCCGTCCCCCCGGCAATGTCAAGCTGGTAGACCGGCACCGCCCGGTTCAGGCCAATGCGCCCATCGGTCGTGGCGCGCAACGCCTCGTTGGACCCATTATTCCCCGTCACAATCCGCACATAATCGGTGGTACCCACCGCTTCGGTCGATTTCAGGGTTAACGAGGAGGAAGGCGTGACGCCACCAATGATGAGGGGACACACCAGATCCGTGAGGAACGTCTTCCGGGCCGTAATGGTCTGCGGGGTATGGAGCGTGACGAAACCAGACCCTGACACGCCGAGAAATTGCTGGAGTTGTGCCAGGGTGACCGATTCCCCAGGGTCTTGTGCCGGCAGATGGGCAATCCGTTTCTTCGTCTCGAAACGGTCCCCCTCGGTATACAGGGTCGCAGGCGATTTCAGGAATGCCAGGGACACGGCATCGGTATCCGTGGCAGGTTGCACCGGTAAGCCATACACCCGATTGCCCTGGGCGTTGAGATCGCCACTCAAGGTGGAGGTATACCCTGCCTGGCCTTCCTGTTTGAGTTGGGCCTGCTCCTGTTCCGCCAGGATCAGGTTCTCATCGTGGATGGTGCGCTCGAGGCAATGCATGGCCGTTTCGCCAGGCATCGGCGGGGTGAGATACCATTTCGCCATGAGTCACTCGATATCCGGGAGTTTCAGCATATCCATGAGCAGCGCCGAGACCTGTTGACACGCCGCCGCATACACCGGGTCACGATGCGGGCTTTCCCGCCCATATTCACGGGCGAGGAGTTGATAGGCAATGGGTAACTCCATCCACACCGGGAGATCCACCTGATGCGCCGTCGCCAGCATGGACACATGATACAACGGGTAGTGTTCGCCCCATTGCAGACTCTGGGGAAACAGGGGCGGCGCACTCGGCATATCCGGCACGGGATACACCTGAAAGGCAAGCAGGTCCAGCGAATCGGTGGTATAGGCCACGGGATAGCCCCGGTGATCTTGCCAATTGGGATGCATCGCGTCCAGTTGTGGTTGCGCCATTTGATCCAGATGCCTGGCGTCATACCACAGGTCCAACAGCTCGATCGCCCCATCGGGATAGTCGAATCGGCCCTGCTGGAGGTCCACAGGGACTTGATACGGCTGCACCAGGTACGGCACACTCCCCAGCGCATAGATGGCGTCGTCGTAATACTGGGCAAACGTGTCAGCCGACAGTTGTCCCAAGGTGAGAGCGCTACAGAGATCCAGCACCGCCTGCCTGGTCATTTCTTCCCCCGTGGCTTCGCTGGTGCCTTGCCATTGCCATAGCGTCCAGGGCGTTGTGGCGGCTTGCCATTGCCCACGTCGAAGTCGGTATCGTCCTTGTGGGCTTGCTTGGCTTGTTCCAGGGACCAACGTTCCGGCCTGGGCTTTTTCATTGGTGGCGGCATGGTATTCTCCTAGGCCACTTCACGGGCTTGCGCCTGTGAGGCCGTGTCTACATAGTCTGGGGCCTTGCCCCTGGGGGCAATCTGCGCCATGAGATGCCCAAAACTCAACATATCCCGTTGCCTGAGCAGTAACACGACCTCGAGCAACTGCATCACTATGCCCGTGGACACCGCAGGGATAGTGAGCGTGCCACCGGGAGGACTCGTGGTCAGATCGGCGGTGAGTTCGGCACTGGTGATCGTCACGGTATCGGGATAATGCAGTGCTGGCCAGAGCAGCAACCACGTATAGCCGATCTGCATAAAACACTCGAAGCGGTTGCCGATGGCACGTGGCCAGCGGGCATCCATAGCGCGCAGCGTCGTCAAACTGCACCGCTCTAAGAACCTGTTGCCGTGTGCGACCTGCAAGATCTGTGTGCCCTCTGGCACGGATTCTGGAAGTCCATAGAGCTGTAAATCGGGCATCGTGGCAATGATCGTCTGGTTCGTGACAACATGCCTGGCGGTGTTATAGAGCCGCTCTAAACGGGTGAGCAGATCCTGACACAGCGGGATCGAGTGGACCGCACCATCAGGATCACGCACCCTCGCTAATACCGTGTTAATAACGTCTTGCCAGGTGTCTTCGGCCACCACTTATTCCTCACGGAGAAACCCTTGCAGGAGCGCATCATGGGCTCTGGGAGTAAATTGATACATCCCTTCTCCGGCAGGTTCCACATAATCCGCTTTCATGAGTGCCTCGATCGGGGGCGCTTCTGGCAACCCCCCATAATGCTGATAGGCTTTCGACAGATACTCACCCGTGGCTGGAACGTTATACGTCGAATCCAGATACGACCGCAGATGCAACGGTCCCGATTGGGGATTCCGTTCCATATACGCATCCATCTGCCAGGGCTCCAACACGGACCCCGCCAACGCTTCGCCATGTTCAGGGGACAAACCCCACCGCTGCACGACGGGCTCCCACGCTTTCACCCGCTCTGGCGACACCCGCAGCGCCTGGGTCGCACGAATCATCTCTGCCTGGGACAACCCGCGCATAGCCTGGCCGGTCTGCGCAAATTCCTGGGCCGTGCGTGGAGATGCCACCGCTCGCCCTGCACCAGATTCCACACCACCACGTTCCATAAAAAGACGCTTGAATCCGGCTAAGCTGCCTTCGCCTTCTGGCCCTTTCAGTGTGGCCAGTGCACCTAACGCAATCGGCGCTAGCATGGCGAGTTGCCCCCACGTGGACTGCGGAGGAGCCTGGGGCGTCATGGATAACGCCGCTCCTGTCGCACCCGTGGGAGACAAGGCTGGGAGTAGCGACGTCAGTACCCGTGCCCATTCGGGCACATCCTGAGCGGGCTGTAACGACTGCTGCACTGTTGGCTGAAGCTGTAAAGGCATGTCTCACCCCGCACACACGGCACACGAGATCATCTCCCGGCGCCGCATAATGCCCCGGAAGGAACCGACGTACTCGATGCTACAGTCCATAGCCTGCCCATCGGGCTCATTGCGCACCCAGACAATGACCACATCGTACTGGGTGATACAGCGGGTCTGATTCCAGACCATATGGATCGCTGGTTCTCCCACGTCTCCACGGCTGGAATGCTGGACCTCTGGTGCCACGAGATGCTCGGGAAAACGCACCCACGTATAGGCAACGACGGACGGACTGCGCTGATACCGTAGGAGTGCATCACCCGTCCCGCAGAGCGTCACGCCGATTTCTACCTGATCATCGACCATAATCGTGTACACCGGCTTGACCCGTAAACACCCCAGATTCCGCTCCCAGAGCACCTTCTGGTCTTCGTAGATCTGTAACCGGCTTGTTTCCACGCCTAAACGCCAAGCACGATATTCATGCCACAACGCTGGGACTGCCGTCCCAATGCCACCACCAAAGAGCACCAGCAGTGCTGGAGTAAGTAGAACAGTCTTCCACCACGGCATGGCAGGTGAGGGCGCAGCCTCCTCACTCACGGCCTTGACCAGACCTCGGACCACGCATCACGGATCCCACGGGTCGGCCGGTGGGTACGGCTCGCAGGCCCTAGTAGTACGAATCCCACCATGCGATTCGTCTGGAGCCGCAGCAGTCCGGCCTCTTTGGCACGTTCCCAACGGGTCAGGCTGCGCGCCTTTTCATTCAGTGCCAGGTTCTTCTGATCCGCTGGAAGTGTAGGCTGTGATGCCGCCCAGGAATAAAAGTCTGCCAGCACGCCAGGGATGAGATGCTGGACCTCAAGACCAAGAGGCAGTTGATCGCTATAGGTAAAATCCCCACGCATCGTATAAGCCGCGTAGGTGAGCATCTCGGACTGTGACGGATACGGGTAGACCTCGATCTGCCGGATATCGCCTGGTCCAGGTTCCACCTCTGCCACCATCCGAGGGATCGAGATCCCACCCGTGAAGAGCCCCCAACGATGGGGGTAGTTCAGCGTCAATTCGGTTTCAGAGAGAAATGACAAGGGAAGCCCAATGCGTGCCAGCACAAACGAGCCCTCGTCCAATTGATACACGTCAGGCGGGAGCTGGTGATAGCGTTCCACGAGAGTATAGGAGCGGTTGGAGACGGAGTTTTCGGCGAAAGGGGATTCCAGAATAATACTGTGATGGGTGCGGGAGGCAATACGATACCACGCCGCCTGCACACGGATGAACCAGCCTTGTGGGAAGATGGCAGGCAACGTTTCCCACGCGGCTTGCGCGGTCGTATCCCCAGCCACGACCGTGGAGCCCCGTGTGGCACTGACCAGCCCTGCAGGCGGCGTGGCAACACCCTGACCAATAGGTGCAGGAATCGACAGTTCACAGTTGCGCTTGAGAATAGCCACACGACGTTGCCCGAGCAGTTCATGTACGCGGTCATTGCACCACTGCACGGCCAGGGGCATAGGGACCGGCAGCGACGTTAACCCTTGGGCACGTCTGGCGACATCCTCAAACGTTGGCATGTCTGTCTCCTAGCGCCAGGAGCGACGTTCCGTGTCTTTGGTACGCAGTGCTTGCGAGGCATACACAATCATCACGAGGATGCCACTGAGCATCCCCAACAGATACCACAACAAAGCCCGCCACATTAGCTACGCACCTTTTTCAGTCGGGGATTCGCCCGCTTCGCGGCTTTGGAGGCCTTGCGGGTACTACTCGCCAGGATGGCTCCAGCACGGGCTTCAGAGATTCCTTGCTTTTTTGCGATGGACGCCTGGGCCTTTTTAAACCCAGGGTGACTCTTCCCCTTCGTCGCCATCGTCATCTCCTCCACAGAGATGCCATACGATAATCGCGTTCAGCATGTCGATGGTCAGCGTGTCGCCCCACTGGAGTTGGGTCACCGCAGCGGCCCTCCGCCAGACCTGTTCCCGATACGCATACGCCTCGTCTTCCAGGTCCAGGGCGTCGCTCACGGTTTCTTCTCATCGTAGACGGGGCGGATTCTTTGCCGATTCAATTCGTCTGCAATCTTGGGCGAGCGTTGCTGATCCCACTGCTTCTTGGGGAGTTTGCCTTCGTCTTTGGTTGACGACAAGACCTCAGACGGTGGCAGATTTCTTTTTGCCATTCTTCTTTACCTTCTCAGGGAGCCCTTTGCGTGGCGTACTGGCAAAGTCAACCAATTGTTCTTCAGACATGCCAGTACGGGTCTTCTTCCCGGCTCGCGCTCTGGCTAAGTCAGCCCCCATCATCTGTTGTTGAGCCTTAGACTTAGAAGGCATAGCACTACTCCTCGCGTTCATACCCAGGCGGGATGGCGATCAGCGGGTTGGCGTCCTGGTAGGCTTTCGCCTCGGCCATGACCCGCTGCACGATCAGATCCTTCTGGGCGTCCTCCAGCACATCAAAAATATACACGATCCACTGATCGGTCGGTGCCACGAGCTGCATCCCATCGGCCAGGCGTATCCCGGTTAACCGGGGCATCTGCTGGGGCATCATGCTACAACTCCTGGGCAATCACCACCCAATCCAGGGTGAGTGTCATCGAGGCCCCCAGAATGCCGATGAGAAATTGCATGGCATCCCCAGCCGCAATCGGCAGGTTGGCATCGCCAGCCTGCACAAAGCCGGTCGAGAGTTCCACGTTATCTTGATACACATGAATATTGCCCGTGGGATCGACACGGAAGGCAATGATCGTGTACGTATTATCCGCCAGGACGGAGGTCACTTGTGCCCGTGCCGTGCCTGTCCCATCTTTCCTGGCCTGGAAACTCAGCCTGGGATCTGTCGAAGCCTTATAGAAAAACAGCCCATCAGCCGGATAGGTGCCTGTGACTGTTGGGCTGGTATCTGCCGTCCCAAACCCGAAGAACAATTCGGTCGTCAAAACCGTACCAAGTTTCACCCGTCCCGCACACCAGAGCTGTTTCCCAGCCACGTAGCGGATATTCTGCCCCGCAATCGCCGAGCCCAGCGCCAGCGTGGGGTTACAGCTCGCCGTGGCATCGGCGGTCAGCACGATCTCGCCATTCCTGGCGTCGGAAATCCCGATGGATGCCACACCCGTGGTACCGCTGAGCGTCCAGCCCCCGGCAGAGCCTTCCGCCAGTGGTCCTTCCCATTGCAGGAAATGATTCGCATAGGACTGAATACCGAGGAGCCCATTGGGGCCGAGTTGGCCAATAATGCCGAGAGGCAAGCCGGTGAATTGTGCGCCCATGCCATCAGAATTAGGCGCAAAGACGATGGAATCTGAGAGGGCAGTGGGCATAGCTAGTCCTCCTCGACGAGCGTCTCAACGCTCCCCACCTGGGCCAATGCAATTGCACGACGTAAGGCACGCACCCGTGCCCACACTTTGTCACGCGCCTGGAGTAGACGACTTATCTGTGTCTTACACTCATGGACCGCGAGCAGGTGCGGTTCCATCTGTACCGCCAGCACTTCATGCTCCATGTCGAAGCGCGATAACTCCTGCTCTGCCGTCGCCAGTTCAAGACGTTGCAACTCGATATCATCGTCAGCCATCACGCCTCCCTCCCTAACGGTGCCACACAATACGCTTCCAGTTCCTGGGCAAACTCAATAAGTTGTGCCGCCGTGACCGTATGCACCGCCTGCTTCGTGAGCACCTCTCCCGCGAGGCACAACAGGGACTCACGAAGCAGACTGCGGCCCTCGGACAACTCAGCCGTGGACAAGGCGTCCTGCCTGGGAGGGATGGACCGAGGGGGCCGAGGGTGCGCCATAACTTAATCCTTATCCAGTACTACCATAAACGCCTCTCCATTCATCCGCCTGTGAAGGTTCGTGTGATTGGTAGACTACATAAACGCAATTCCAAGTACGTGGCGGTTGTATTAGCACCAGGGCTCTTTATCCCTGATTTCTGTACCTCTCGGCACAGCCTAGACCATATCACCATCCCAGAGGGATGCCGGGCACTCGTGGATGTTTCACCATGGCGATACCGCTGTAGGCTACTCCATCTGGTCGTTGAACCTTCACCCTGTTTCCAGGGCGCTTGGCTGCTGATTGCCCATTGCTGATTGCGTGACAGCATCCGTATGCTTTTTAAAACCCTCAAGGCTGTCATTACTGACTCCTTTGTGGTGCCTACGGCTTTAGGGTATTCCAGCAATTCACCCGGTTCTCACCTGACGCTTACGCTGCCAGGGGGACTGTACTACTAATAGTACCATCGTCAAAGTAGTCAAAAACAGGACGCAATTGTTATCGCCCAAACTCTTTATTTTAGGCATCTTACGGTCACCCGCAAGGTCAGACCATATCATAACCCTTATACAAGGGTTCCGGGCGCTCGTGGGCGGGTTATTCTTGGGAGTCACCGCCTGGTCGTTAGAGGTTCTGGAGAACCGTAGCCCTCTCCAGCTTCCTACGGGATTGTCTTGAAAGTGTTTGACGATCACTTGAAGATGTTCCCCGTTTCACCCGGTTTGCACATGAGGCTTACGCCGCCATGGGGACCGTCTCTTGATCCATTATGGAAAAATTGAGATCATGTTCCCCCTTCTCCGCCATCGCGAACCAGGCCGTCTGGCTGGTGAGGTAATGGCTCAGGGAGTACGTGATGTCTTCCTGCATCAGCGCATTGATCTCGTTATTGGCCGTGAAAGGCTTACTCTCACTGCCTAACGTCTCACGCACTGTGGCCCAAAAGTTATAGTGACACATCACATGCCCCATGCTTTGCAGCACCGGGATGTTGCGCTCGTTGGTTTGCCCATGGAAATTGGTAATCGCGGCTTGTATGCCGGTCAACCCAATCTGCGCCGAGGCTGAGTTAATGTTGCTTCTTGCGACACCATCGAGACCTACGTGGTTGGATGATACAAGAGCAGCACCATCAAATGTGGTATAAGCAGATGTCGAGAACGCGAAATTCAAAACATTATGTGCATCAACCTCTAACCTGTAATTCGATACTCTCCTTAGCTCGCTGGCTAGCATATCCATCACGCCATATAACTCGTCTGATTAGTCCTATAACTTTCGTTACAGGTCGGACTTTATCTTCGCTAAAGGCACGTACCGACCGTTGCTATCTTTCGGTCGCCCAATAACGTCAGGCTTAAAGTCTCTGAGGCGTTCCGTTACAATGTCGTGAAGTTCTTGATCACGGGCACCATGGTTATGCAGCAAACGACATTGGCTAAACAACCAAAGTTCGCGCTTTGTATATGGAGCATTTGCTGCTACCGAGAGCCGACTTTCACAGAACTCACGTGTCATAGATGCCTGGGGACGCTTGGTCACAAGATAAGGCTCGATCACATCAAGCAAGGCCTTCACACGCTTACAACCTTCCCACACATTCCTGTATGAAGCAGCCCATGTTGATCGCCGCGACTTAAGCGATTGCTTATAACCAGGAGACGTGTAGCGCGAAGCAATATTCCTGGCATGATCAATGAAAATTTCATTGGTATTTGATAGCGTAATAACAGGCTTAATACCAATTTTGCAAACATTACGCCTGTCCGCGTCAATCCCTCGACGCCGGAAGCCAGGAATACTAATTGAGCCTTCACCTTCAATCGCCGCCACGAGCCACCCCAGGTCAAATGCTTCTTGAAACGTTACTGCCTGCGGATTGTCCAATACAAAGGATTCTTGCATCATGAGCACCTTTGTCTCTCAGGATATCCCCGCATATTGCCCGATCCAGCGCCACGAGTTTGAACTATACTAGTTCAATTTGGACGCCACATTTCGTATGTGACCTCGAACCCGGAGCCATAGGCAACTGCTGTATGCGTCTTGGCATTGCCCAAAATGGGGGAATCCATCGGGAACGCATTCCCCTCCGGTTTCATCCCCATCGGACCAAGACCGCTGATCTGCCTATTATTATAGGCTTGCCATGGCATGTCTATCACATTCACCCATTGCGGAAATTCCAGTGGACGCCTCCGTCCGGTCTCCATGTACACCCGGTAAATCCCAGGTGCCAGCAGTGCCGAGTAGGAGTTGGTACGGATCGGAATGGGCATACGCTATGTCCTCCTGTTAGAGCGCGTTATCCAGTTGCAGCCAGGTAAAGGCCACGCGCCCTTGCACCGTACCGGCTGGATCAATCAACGATTCGACTCTGAGCCGCACCGCCGTGGTCTCGGCCAGGTCGATATACCACAGACCACTCGTGCCATCCTTCGCTATCCCGTATCTCGTGCCACGCTGGGCCACGGCTGACGTACCCGTGCCAAACGAACCCGAGTTATCGACACAGCCTACCCACTGATCTGGCGTGTCAATCCGGCTCATATAACAGTCCGTCGAGCCATAGCCCGCTGTGGCCATGTCCGACTGGGCAATCCCCAGGATGGTGTTGAGCGCCGGGTCCGCCGCCGCTTCCACAGCCAGACCAGCCGTGGCAATGACGGGCGAACCCACCCGGAAGCTCGTGGCTGCGGCCTTGGGCATATAGGCCGTCACGACGCCCAGACCATTGGGGCGATACGGTTGAATCGGAGTCAGGGCCATAGATGCCTCCTAAAGCATGCTGCGCCGTTGATTGCCATAGTTGAGATGGGCGGTGCCATCACGGAGTTGCCGGTCGATGCGTTGATACGCCTTCTCGCGCTCACGGTTCTGAATGGCGAACCGTTGATACGCCATCTGCTGGGCTTCGGGGGAAAGCTGGTTCCAGTTGCCGATCACATTGACTTTGACGCCATGGCTCTGGGCAATTTCCAAGAGCCGATCGCCATTGTTCATATCACCGCGTTGACGCAAGGCTAAGGCGTGTTCATCACTGCGAATATCGATCCAGCGCTCGATCGGACACCACATGAGGACTGCCGTGCCTAAACGCCGATGCCCCGAAGGGTTCCTGGGCACATCAGGACATTCGGGATCATCGGCGTCCACAAACCGAAACCCCTCCATCTGCTTGCGATGGACGTGGCTGGTTTGCGTATCACGAATCCCACATTCCACCCAGCAGTAATGCCGATCGGCCTTGGCATTCGTAATGTCGGTCATCTCGTGCGCGCCTGCCGCGATCTCGTTGTCAGGCTGGAGGACGCGGGGATCAAGCAGACCAAACGCTTTGGCTTCGGCCTTTTTCTCGATGAGTTCCTGCAATTGATCGTTGCGCATGCGCAGGACTTCATCACGGCCATGACCAGGGGGCGGCAACGCATCGGTGCCAGGAGATTCGTTGGGCACGTCACGCTTGCGGGTTTCAATGACCGGGGCAGCTGCTGCCCGTTGGATATCGTCTTTCGTCGCCACAGAGCTGCTCCTACCGTTGCGTCCGGCAGTGACACCGCCCATTGATAATCGGCCCGAAACACGTCTCACAGTTGCTTAAGTTGTGGATATTGGTCGAATAGGCCGAGGCTTCTTGCAGGTTATTCACTTTATAGTAGTTCTTGGCCCACTCATCAGGACTGCGTTTGCCCCAGAGAGCCGCACCACCACGCCAGGTCGCATCCGACTTCAAAATGTCATTCCCGAACACGTTTTCCGGCGTCGGACCATCACTCGGCGTGCTCCTCCCAGGGGCACCCATGGCGTTGCGGTCGCGCTCAATCCTGACGGATTCTGCGGCGTCATGCGCCTTCACCTTGTCGATATTCCCACCGACGACGCTGCGATAGATGAGTTGCCGCATCTCCTGCGTGCGTTGATGCACGGGAATTTGCTGCATCGCCTGGTCAATGTCCTGCTTGAACAACTGGTAATAGGGCATCTCGTTGAGTGCCCGCTGGCCGACTTCGCCGCTGAGCTGGTCATAGATCTGCAGCCCCTGCGTCTCGATGGTACGGAACCGGGGTTCCACCTCGTGTCGGACTTGGCGGGCCGCACGTTCAGCCACCGCCTGCATACGCTTCGACACCTTGACGGCATCGCCCTGAAGGAGTGCCTGTTGATACTCTTCTTCGCTGATGTCGTCGATGGGCGGCTCGTAGGCAGACGGTGGCATAGACTGCTGTTGGTTGCCTTGCAGACCACTCGTCATCATGCCAGTGAACATCCCGGCCATCTGGTCAAGCTTGGAGTTGAGGGCTTTCACTTCGTCCAGCGCCCCATTGAAACGCGATTCGTCCACATAGCGCGGGGTGTCTGCTGGCGTGGCAGGCTCACCACCAGGCAAATACGGCCCAGGATCACGGTTGCGACTCCAGAACGGCATTACGCTCGTCCTCCAGGTTGTGAGCGCTCATGGGCGCGTTTGTTATTCAAGGCAAAGGCTAAAATCTCGCGGTACGCCTCGCGTTTGCCTTTGAGCACCGGGATCTGGTCCAGCGCCACGTCAAGCGCCACCTGCGTACACAACGCCTCCTGGCTTTTGACCCACTGCACAAAGGCGTCATACGCCCGTGGCTGGGCCACCAGGAGTGAGAGCCATTCTTCCATCAGGGGCTCCCTGACGCACCAGGCAGGCCATTCTTGCCATTTTGCCCTGGGACACCGCCAAAGACCTGGGCCAGTTGCGAAATGGGATTGGCACTCTGCTGGGCCTGCATCTGCTCGATTTCCGGCAACGGGTCCACGAGATAATGCCGTGGGTCACTCACGTCGCTAAACGTGCGCAGGACACGCTCCATAAACTCATTCGTGGCGGCAATGGCTTTTTCGAGCACCGTCCGCAAGGCCGGGGAGACCTGGGGTTGACTGGCCATCATGCTGGCCTGCACCATCTCTTGCATGTACTGGCGGTAGATATTGCCCAGGAGCATGGCGTTTTGCTGTTCGACCTGCTTGTTCATCTGGGCACTGGTGACGGTCAGTTCAATCTGGATACTGTTGTCAAAGTCCTCGTTGAGGAGCGTATCCATGTAGAGCTGCGCGTTCTCTGGGCCTAAGGCCTGCATGAGATACCGCGGCAGACGGGTGTCGCCACGCATCAGCCGCTCCTGCTCCCGGTACAGGCATTCCCTGACCAGACAGGCCGCCGCACTGCGGAAGGACGTGAAAAATGGCGTGTGACGCTGGTTCACCTGGGAGAGCATCTGCATGGTGGTCGTGGCTGGCGTGCGACCGGGGATCTGTTCAGGACGTGCCGTACTTAAGTCGTTAATCCCGGTCATGCGCTCCGCAAAGCCAATCGCCACCTGAAGCAGCCCATTCATGCCGGGGTAGACTTCGCTCATCTTCAGTTCTTGAATGCGATCAGGGTCGGTACTGCCCAGGTAGAGCCCTGGATAGGCCAGCACGGTATCACCCTCGATGGCCCCAATGGGCCCTTTGTACATCCGGCAATTGGCCAAAAACTCGTTATCAATCCAATGGTTGAGCGCATCAGTGGCAATCGTCGTCGCACTGGCAATAATCCGTGGCACGCCACGCCCGTAAAACTTAAATTCCTCGATGTCGAAGTGGGCAATGACGATGTTGCGATGGTCATACGGGAACCAGTCAACGGCAAGAATCTGCCTGCCGGTATGATTGAACCACACCAGCAAGTCTTCGTTTTCGCCATCGCCATCGAGATCAAAGCAGCACGAGACTTTGAAAATATCGTAGATGTCGGTGCGGCTAGCGTTGCCATATTGTCTGGCGAACCGCTCACGTTCCTGGGTTTCCCGTGACACGCCGCCCTGTGCGCGTGCCATGTCCACATCCCAACCCTGCCGCACGGCTTCTTCGGTGAGCTTCTCCGGTCCCCATTCGTAGCGAATGGCAATCCACGGCAGATCATGAATGTCATAACTGGCACCTCCAGGCACGAAGATACTCTCGAGGGGCAACGGCTCGATACGTGCCCCGGCGCGCTCGACGCGCAGATAGCGGCCTTTCAGCGCCTGCTCGGTCCAGTTCACCTGCCAGACGCCCGTGCCGAGTTTCACCACGTCTTTCCCAGCATGATAGAGCGATGGCAGGAAATTCCAGCCTAACCCGCCATAGGTGGCTTCGGCTTCCGAGTTCAGCTCGTGATCGATACGGACCTGCACGGCTTTGGCGCGATCACCCCAGAGGTCCGAGGCTGCACGCACCGTGATAATCGGACTGGCTTCTGTGGTGATCGCAAACACCGTCGCAAAGATGGCATCACTGGCGATCGAGGCAAGGGGAGCAACGCGGTTGGAGGCATTCAGATAGGGGACATCGCGGGTCGTGTCGGTGGGTTCGCCGTAGTAATGCCTGCGGGCTTCCGACCAGGTGCGCTCGAGGCTGAACCGATCGGCCATGGCGTTTTCAATTTCCGTGTACAGCCACCCCGTGAGCGCTTCACGACGGTCCCGCGTCAGACGCGGCGACGTGTCGAGTGGCTGGGGATCACGGCTGACAAATCTCACGCATTCCCCTTTGCCTGCCGGGAGAGCAGCGTCCACTCGAGGTACGCCTCGACGGCACGAAACAGATCCAGGTCCGCATCCACAGGGGTCTCTAACCGGAGCAGCTCCGTCACCACCTGAGCACACAACCGGTACAACTCATGCGGCACATCAGACTCAGCCATAGCGGTCCTTTAGGATGGCGGACTTGACGGCGCGGACCCTTGCGGCGGCGCACTGGAGGGCTGATAGACAGCGGGCAGTGTCGCCAGTCGAAACGCCTCCTGCAACTCAGCCTCTGACTTCGGCAAATCACCAGGGATAACCACGGAACCCATCCACACTGGCGAGGGCATAAACGTACTCATGCGGCGATTCCTCCCGCTTGATCGAGGTCTTCCGGTATCGCCTGGAACACCGTCAGCGATGACGGAGACGCATTCCACAGCAGCAACATCCCGCCAGGCATCATGTCCACATCACCCAACGTCACGGTTTGCCGCTCCTCACCTTCTAAAATGACCATCTGGATCGCCTGGAGCGTATCAATCGGCAGCGTGATCTGGCCCGTATCGCCAGGCACCATGGCGTGAAATAAGGCCGACGAATCACACTGCAAGCGCCTGGTCCAGGCCTGCATGCCAGGCACCAGTTGGCCGTTCTTACGGAGCGTAATGGCTATCTCGAACGTATCTTGCCTCATGTCATACCCCTACACGATGCCAACCAATGGTGCCGATCACCGTCGCCCCACCAGGCACCCGGTAAAAGTACGTGCGTCCCTCGTGCTTGACACCAATCCGGTACATCCGATTATCCACGCCACGGAGCAGAAATCCCGGCGACACCACATGCCCAGTACCCGAGGGCTGCGTGGGCGTGGTGCGGAGTTGTCCCGTATACCACGCCTGGATATAGCGGATCGTCCCCTGCGCGTCGGCACAGGTCCAGTAATCAAACGGCGGCGGTCTCGGAAAGGGCGGCACATCGGTCAGTTCGATTTGCGGGGTCTCCCCAATCGAGATGTACCACACGTGCCCCTGGGTGTCCCTGAGTGCCCCTGAGGTGCGGCTCATGAGGCCACCGGACCAAACACGGCGGCTTCCAGGTTGTGGACCCGTCCTTCTAACTGTTCGATGTACAGATACGCTTCTTCGAGACTCGCCAGCATGGCATCCCCACCATCAAACACGCCCAGATGCCCATTGCCCCTCGCCCTGGCTTCGGCAATGCGGGGCAACTGGTAATGCGTTTTGGCGTAGGTCATGATCTCTGCGAGCGGCTGCAGTCCGTGGTACTCCGCCGCGCCATCTTTGTCGGCATGCTGCACAATCGTGCCGGTGGCGGCATGCTCGAAGACATAATCGGGATGGTTGTATATCGACCCATTCAGATAGATATTCCCCCCCGTATTGATCGTCCCCGGCCCCATGATCGTATCACCCACCGAGGCCACCGAGAGCCCGCCATGGAGACTCCAGTTGCCTCCCGACCCATCCAGAATGCCCCATTTGACCGTGGGCACTGGCGGCGGAGAGCCGGGCGTTGACGGCAAATTGCCGATGTAGAGACCAATCGCATTGGCCACCGTCCCCGCGTTGGTCGTCACATCGCAGTAAAACGCCGCCCACGTATCGGTGGCCGAGTTCGCATCGGACACCATGACCGACGACACCCCGCGTAAGGTCTGCATATGCCCACCGCCAGACAGGGCATTGCGCGACTGCACCACCAGGTTGCGCGACACCAGATGCGACACGCCGGAATTGGCTTCCAGACGATATTTCAGCAACGCGCCACCATGATTCAAATCCAGGGTATCGGGTAACCTATCGACCACATCGGTGAGCACCATGCCATTGGTCTGCACCGCAAACGGTTCAGCTCCATGAATGACGGAATCGGCAGGTTTGGACTGACGCAGCGACAGAAACCGTGCCGCACCCGCCGAGTCATCCATGTCGATATACGCCTGGTAGGCGGCAATCTGAATCGACATCGGCGCGACGGTGTTGGCAATGCCATACTGCATGCGTGCCCCGGAGTAGTGCAGCATGGTCACGAACGACGCCACATCACGGGCCAGAGGACTCGGACCCACCACGCACTGCACGCATGTGGACTGCCCAGGGGTGGCATACGTGGATGGCGCGATCTGCGCGGCCACGGCCACACAGGCCCCCGTCTGGGTGGCAACATTTTCCCCGAACGCCGCAATATGCGCCGCTTTCGTCGCCCCAGCCCCCGCATTTGACGTCGAGAGCACCGTGGCATACACCGCCCCGTAGGCCCCGGACGCCGCATCCATCCGCATGACCGAGGAGATGCCCGAGACCGTGCCGTAGTCGCCGACCACGAAGTTGCTATAATCGTTGGTCGCTTGCGAAATGGAGACCATCGCAACATGGGCATAGCCCGCCACCACGTGCGCCAGCGGTGAGCCCGACAGGGCGCCTGGGGCGAGCGCCACCACCTGCCCCAACGCCGTTGGCCCGGCAAGATCGTAGCTGGGGGTGACCTGCCACACATGCTTGCCGGTCCACGTCGGCGTAATCGCCTGGCTCAGGGCTGGTGCTGCATCACTGCGCATGGCGGTCGATGCCGTGCCATTGATGGCGGTAAGGCCAATCTGCTGTGTCGGGTTCCCTACCGCCGTCTGTGGTTGCCCATCATAAATCCACCGGGTGACCGTCAGCGTGCCCGTGCCCGTATACCAGCCCGTCCGCAGCGTGGCCATGAGGAGACCAATGGTCAGCGTCCCAGCACCACCAATGGTGCAGCCATCTGGCACCCACAGCATAATGTTCGGCGGGATCACGAGGGTCGCGGAGACCGTCCAGGCGGAGGGAGGCAGGTAGAGCGTGGCTTGTCTGGAGCCGAGATCGTTCAGTTGGGCTTGAATGGCATTCTGGGTGAACACGTCCACAAATTCGGGATGGTTGGCCCACACGTGGGTTAAGCCAATGTCCTCTTCATTCAGCTGCGTACGCGAAAATACCATATATCACAAAGCCCCATATTGTATAGGGGACGATATGTCAGCTACACTTGTGACTGAGACTGTGGCTCCATTGAAGCAGCCGCACCCAGATCAACGAAGACGATCTCGGCCTTGTTTTCCACGGTCTCACACACCTCACGCACCTCCTGGGGGCGCATTGCCGAGCGCAATGGTGACGAGCCCCCCACCAATCGCTGGCAACTTAAAGCCGCTTCTCCACCAGCGCTCGATAATCGCGTGTTCATTGACCTGTGCGGCCAGGGCGACACTACTCCACAACACTTCGTTCGCGGCATCGGTAATCTGTACCGCGCTGGTCCCGGCCGTTAAACCAGTCCCCGTCCACCTGATATATTTGACATACGCCTGCTCAGTGCTGACAAACCCAGCCGCAACCGTATCCAATAACCACCGATCGGCCACGAAATGGTTCGCCATTAGGACACCGTGATGCGCTTACTGTTCACTTTGTCTTTGCCGCCCGTGTTGTGCTTGCGGCTCCACGACCCCTGAATCCGCGGCGAACCCGGACCCGTATTCCCCGGCTGATTGTCATTCCCCTGCGACTTATCCCGCTGCTCACCTGTCCCCGTTGCCATAGACTGGCCTCCCACAGCTTGAGGCCCCTGAGTGTTCCCTCTCAGGAGCCCAAGACCTGCATATGCTTCATGTTACGGAACCGTAGAGCTTTATGGTAATAAGCACCATTTATCAAGTCAATAGATAAAGTAAAAAAATTACTGCGTGCGAGAATACGGGGGGGATGTCAGTGGGACATCGGTGGCCAGAAGTGGGAAACTAGCGCCAGCGGTCTTTGACGTGCTCAGGGGCTCTGGCCCGGTCGAGGTAGGTGAGAATCGCACCCCGCGTGTCATTCACGTGGTGAATCGTCTGGGGACGTGGCATGAGGGAGAGACATCCCGCCAGAGCATCCAAGAGGTCCATCGTGGCGCCACTGGGGAAATCGGTGAGTTCGTTCGTGAGAGCACGCATATGACTCATCACACACAGACGTCCCTGCGCGATGAGTGGCTGAATCGCTTCCCTGATCCTGGCATCCTTCGCGTCATCGGTGTACTGCGTGCCTTCGGTCAGGGGCAGACGTATGCCACGCCGGGTCGCTTCATCCATCACATGCGAATAGAGCAGATACTGCTGGCCAGCCGTCTCTATGGCCATCTGCACCGGATGATACGTGGCGTACACCTGAAAGAGTTGGTCCGTCAGCTCGGTCGTCGAGGCCCTCTCAGCCCAGGCATATCGCACGTGGATATACGCCGGGGGCGCATGACAGGCCACGATCAAGGCCGAACGGGCTCGCCCTCGTCTCGATTGCTTGCGCCCTGACGCAGGATCGAGATATCCGTAGCATGGCCCCCGGAGTTCGAGCTTCCCTTCAGGCACCATATCTCTCCTGATACTCGTGTTTCATCCACACCCCTCGCAGTCCTTCCTTGAGGTCCGGACGATGCCGTTCGTAGGTGTCGGGAGTCAGCCTGGTGCCAACCGGGTAGACTTTCGGCAGCGGTCTGCCACGGCCAAAGTCCTCCCCTAAAATATGATCCCGTGGATCATCCTCCATCACCCACATGTCCTCCGTCTCCCGGTAATACCGCAACGCCCCCACGTCAAATGCCACCAGTGTGGCGTGTCTGGGGTTGTTTAAATAGTTGAGCGCATACAGGTCCGGCTTGCCCTTCCTGGCCAGGTCGGCTTCGATGTCACTCAGCACATCCAGCGGATACACCTCCGGCCATAACGCCGTGCCATCCTCCTTCACGGCACTGTATCGCTGCACCTCGAGCCTGGCATCTTCCCGTTCCATCCGCACGTAAATGTCATTGTTCGACCAGTGTGTCCCCAGGAACCACTCGAGCGCATTCCGCTCCCGGTCATCAAAGAGGGCAGGCACCGCCGCGATCCAGTTATAAATCCGGTCCATGACCACCGCACTGAAGCGATCTTCTTCACCAATCAAGTCATCATAAATCGCACAGTTGTAATGATTCCCCGTGACCTTCGCATCCACACCCGTGGTCTCGATCGTGGCTTCCTTGAAGATCTCGTTGCGAGGGAAAAACAACCGGTCATTATTCCATGCCGTGGCCTGCCTCGACGGCTGCTCCCAAAAACACTGTGGCCAAAAGGCTCGGAGCAGACTGCTGGTTTCCACCTGCGTTCTGAGTTCTATGAGCTTCATCTGACTCAGTTTCGCGCCCTGAGAGGCCAGGAGTAACCGTGTGGATCTGCCCTCATTATGGCTCAAGTACCCAATCCGGTCCCGAAAGTACACATTACTCCCCTGGGGCTGAATGAGCAGGTGTAAACATAACCCCTTGGTGAGGGTCGTCTTGAGACTGCCTCGCGGCGCCAGCAACAGTTTGCGTTTGGCACTGGGGCTCTGGAGAAACGTGCAATACTCCCCTTGCACATGCGGTTGCATTAACGTCGAGCCATTCATGAACACCAGGTTGAAGTAGTAGAGCGACCGTTCAGCGGTCTCCCGAATCGACTGCACGACCACCGATTCCCCTTCCCCTACCGTCCCTGCCTGCCTCGGCTTCGGGGTCTCGGTGTCCCAACGATCGACGACCACCTCACGCTTCAGGCGTTCCGTGGCTTGTGCCATGACCTGCGCACGTTCCATCGGATGTAAATACGCCGCCTCAGTGCGCTTCCGTCTCCAACCCTTGGGTGGTGCCATTCGCATGCTCCGGTATGGCCCGAAAGGCCGCCATCACTCCCACTTCCCCCGCATTCACCGCCGACTTCAACATGACTTCCAGCGTGGCTTTATCCAGGGACAGGGCCACACCTCCCGGCGGCGTCTCCTTCTTCTCACCCAACGGCCCCTTGTCTAAGATCGCCTCCGCCGCATGTAACTGCACACTCTCACTCTCGGCATTGAGGAGCCTCCCCATACGCTCCAGGGCTGGCTCCTGTAAGGCTTCCATCCTGGCCACTAAGCGCTCCTCTAAGGTCTTGAACGCCCGGTCCCTACTCTCCTGCACTTCTCCCTGAAAGAGTGGCTCATGCTGCCATTTCTTCACGACCGCTAATGACACATTCGCATACTTCCCCGCCTCGGATTCGATATAGCCCAGCGCCAGATACTGCGCCACCAGCTTCTGCTTCGTTGTTAAGCCTCGCTCCATCGCCATCCCTCCACCGCGCCATAACCTCATGCGACATATACACATAGCATAGACCACGGCGCAATGCTACTGTGAGGCTATCATACGGCTAAATGGTCTATAAGGGTGGGAGGTGAGGTATCTATGGACGACAGGGACAGCATATGATGGCAAGCGCCTGGGGTGCCCCCCCCACCATGGCACAGAATATCGTAGAATGGCTATCCATCTTAACTAGTTGATATGGTTGAAGTTAGTGAGAAAGAATCGATAACCATGGTTTATGGCATAAATCTTGCAATATATTTATAGAGATATATATAATCTATCTATCTATCTTTAAGAGAGAGAGGAGGAGAAAGACAGACTGATACGGAAATCACGCTTAGCGTAGCAGATGAGCAACGACGCCCTGTTCTCGATGCTCCCTGGCTGCTCCCAGAGTTTATGTCCCCTCAACATGATGTACACCTGAGGTATACCTGCATCCGTTTATCGTATTACTGGTAATATAAGGCAGGTATACCCAGGGTATACCCCATGTATACGTGCATCCGTTAATGTATTACCCGTATTATACATTACAAGTCTATTTGTATACGCGTTACGCGTGCACACGTGTTATGTGGCGTAGATACTGAGGTTTAGTGATAGAATTATTGCATTTATAACCTAGTATGTGTAAAAAATACGCTAACAAAATGTGTGTAAGAGCATTATTATTCAACCGGATTCATCGTCACAAACAATCATATCCATTGTTAGGCATGACGTGTTTAACTCACACACAGCATTGGTACGGTATCAGAGGATCATTGAATTAGCGATGCAGGGATGGGAGCAAAGAAGGATAGCGCGGGCATTAGGACTGCACTACAACACAGTGTATGGGGCATTAAAGCGTAGCGATGTCCGCGCAGAGATCGCACGTCTCCAGCATGAAGCAGAGGAACGGATGCTGACCCAATGGCTGAGTCATGTCGAGGGCATCCGAGAGCGGCGTGAGAACAAGTGGCAAGCAGTGGAAGATAAACGTGCGGAGAAGAAGCGGGAGTATAGTAGACGTGCGAAGCTCAAGAAGAAACGTGGGAGTACAGGATAGGACTCCCACGGGCTGATGGTGGTCAAGGGACAGCCTTGTGGACATGTCGGAACACATCAAGACTAATGCCCAAGGCCGTAGCAATCCGTTGCACAATGCTAAATCGAGGGTCGACCTTATCGGATTCAATCTCAGAGAGGTATTTCTGAGACAGGCCAGCCGCTTGCCATAACTCTTTTTGTTTCCAGCCCTTATCGATACGTGCCTTGCGTATTTCCCTACCAAGTGTACTCATATTTATCCCTCCTCTAGCAACAATGATACCGTAGCAGAAAAAAAATTGCCACACAGCCATAATTACCCTTGCGTATATCACTGAAGGGTTATATACTGTATCTCAGATGCAGTAAATGAGCTGCAAGGATCATAGACAACAGACCAACGGTAGGCAGGCTTATAGGCCAGTCTGGCGCCCCGTAGTGGATAGGCGAGGCTACGGATCATGGGTAAGGCCAGGGCATGGTGGGATGAGTCGAGAAGCCAAGAGGTATATCAGGGAAGTGTGCGAGTGAGACATGGTCGTGTCTCACTGCCTGAGAGAACAGGGTAGCGTGGTGCTACGGCATAGCCTGAGAGCAACAAGGAGCACGGCCATGGAGAGGAAAGAGTCAGACGTATTGTTTCAACAAGCCGACGCGCTGTATAGCCAGATATTTCGGATACGCACCGCGAGCTTTGTGCCCTCGCATATCGGGTTAGGGACGTGGGGCAAGTACGTGCCTATGGACGACCAGACGGCACGTATCCAGACCTTGACCAAGGAACGAACCAGGATTTACAGCAAGGCGAAGCGCTTACAGAAGCAGGGCAAGTGAGGCAGGCATCGCAGGGTCAGGTATCGCAACGACCTGACCCTGTCCATTCACCCCATTCTACAGACAAGGACAGTATACCATGTGTGATGTCGCGAGAGACGTGTATAGCCGTGGCCAGTACAAACGCTTTACCCATAGCAATCTGGTGCAGTGGGAGCCCCACTTCACATGTGACTGGTGCGGCAACAGACCAAACCGGATCTATGGCTACGTGTGGTACTGTGATAGCCAGCGTACACCCACAGTGGATAACGGCCGCTGGTTTTGTGATCTCGATTGCTTGAGGGCATATCACAGTTAGGCAGGGAGGGCGAGTATCTGGAACATACCCGCCAGCGTACAGGCTCGAACCATAGGAAAGGCAAAGGACATGACACCAGCGACGTTAGAGACGGCGACCGTACAGAGCATTCTGGAGACGATACAACGGCAGTATCCTACACCCATGTCCGAGCACAAACTGGGCACCTGGATACACGACACTGAATACTGTGTCGGTGGGGCATGCGACTTATGGCTGGCACAGCACGGCGTGACCCATCATCCAATACCATTCCCGTCAGAAGACGGTCTGGCGGAGATCCTTCTCGACTTGTGGTCCTATGTGCGTGACGAGAGCTCTCACGCGGCCATGCGGGACATCATCCGAGCCAGAGCGAGGGCGTATGCGGCCATGGTGGTCATCCATAATGACGCTGAACGCTTCCATGAAGCGTGGGAGAAAGTGGCAGAGTTTTTGACCTACTAACGACACAACGGCTCGAGATGTGACTGCATCTCGAGCCGCCTGCAACCCATGAAAGAGAGATACGACGATGACCACAACAGTACCTCCCATGATCCCAGCCGGTCAAGTCACGTATCCCGAAATGCTCTGCAGTGTCAACCTCCGCTTCAAAGTTGACGGCTACCCTGACTACGCGCAAGCGACAGGACGCGGCGAGACTCCCGAGCAAGCCACTGCCAACCTTACCGCCACCATTGCCGCGACCACAGCCGCTCTGGCCCCACAGCCGGCCACGCCACGCACACCGGTCCAGATCATCGCTGGACTGGTCACGTGTGGCATGGAAAAGGCAGTATCCAGGGGCGATATGGGCCGTGTGGAACGCTTAGCCAAAGCGGCGGCGCTGGTGTTAGGGGGCAGGATTGAGACCACTGAGCATGACGAGGTGTACCGGGTGCACAGCCTCACCAGTGACCAGCATTATCTGGTGGTCGCGAATGCGCTGACGTGTACCTGTCCCGATGCCCGGAGGCAGAGTACAGACGAGAAACCCTGGCTCTGCAAGCATGTGATCGCCGCGTTAATGGCACAACGTATCGCCAAAGAGTGTCCACCAGCACCTGCAGAGCAGGAGACATGGGAAACGGTAGCTGACCCAGGCCAGTATGAGGGTTCGTATGGCAATGGCAGAACGCTTGTGAACGGCAAATGACTCGACAGGGGCAGGCTCCCCCTGCCCCACCACCCTGGAAGGAGACTCACGATGTCTGAAGAGCGTGACCGTCTGGACGATCATGACACCCGGATTACCCGGCTTGAGCGGATGATGGTAACGCAAGGGGAGCTGATCATGCGCCTGACCGTGGTGGTCGAACGCCTGGAAGCGTCCTATGCGCGCCTGGAAACCATCTTAACGGCGATCAAGGAGTTGTTAGAACGTGGCAACGGCCACTAATCACCACCGGGGGGAGAGGAGGACGCCTATGCCCGTGATGCTGTCCGCGCTGTATGATGCCCTGCTTGAAGCTGGCGCGTCGAATGACAAGGCCCGGCGTGCCGCTGAGGAGGCCGCATCCTATGAGCAACGTTTCCATGCCGTCGAGCGCAAGCTGGATGTGCTGACCTGGATGGTGACGTTTGACCTTGTGCTGACCGCTGGCGTACTCTGGCGTGTGCTGAGCCATTAAAGGAGAGGACGATGGACCACGCCCTGATGCAGACCTTACAACAACTCACCACCACGCTCGAACGCCTGACCACCACCCTCGAACGCCTGGACGCCACCATGGTGCGTCTGGTCAATGATATGGGGTGGATGCTGACCCTGAACATTGGTCTCACGTGTGCCACGCTGCTGACCACCATCGGGCTGTGGTGGCATGGCATGCGCACCACACGCCATACCCCCTGAAACCGCCCCAGGATGCCCCAGGATGCCCCAGGATGCCACGATGCATGTCATGCATACCTGGGGTATGGGTTGTGGCACTAATCCGCGTTAAAGCCCCGTGAGGTGGCTTTGTCGTTGACCTGTGTGGATTCCTTGATGGTGTCCACGATGGTTTGGAGTTGTGTGGGATCAGGGACGCCAAAGAAGACGACGCTATGATCCCAGGCACACATGAGGGGATTGCCCGCCACCGTATTGGTGGTGCTACGTCCTAACCCCAGCATCTCATCCAACGACACGCCAAACGCCTCGACCAACTGTAAGAGCAGGTCAAGAGACGGTTTGCCCTTGCCTTGTTCGATACGACCAATATGCTGCCCACTCTCCGCCCCTAAGCGTTGGGCAAAGTCTTTTTGACTTAACTGCTCGCGTTTCCGTAACTGCTGCAACCGTTGACCAAACAGTTTGAGCCGGGCTTCCCTCTCCGAGGGTGGTGCGGACATACTGCCCCCTTTGTTTGTGACATAACGCCTCGGTCACGCCCATCCGAATTTTCTATACCTCCCATAACTCTTTCTTATTGCTACGGGAACAGTATAACTTGTGAACCTACTAGGTTCAAGTATAGACACTACAAGGTTTTTTTGGTTGTAGTGTCGTGATCATTACGGTAATGTGTGGCAACTAAACAAGTTCATATGGGTGGTCATACATCATGTCAAGGGCTGGAGGAGGGGGCAGGCATGTTGGGGACACTATTACGTACCACACGTCACGGGTTACATCTGTCGTTAGCGGAAGCCGCCGCACACATTGGCATTAGCCAGCAATATCTGGGTCGCCTGGAAAATGGGCGTCAATCACCCTCGCTCAAGCTGCTCTGTCGTCTCCGGAGGGTCTACAAACTGCCGGACCCGTTGCTCGATACGGTCGATCCCGAGGCCGACCACGATCCCGCGTGCGCTGTCTGTCCCTAGTACCGCCCATAGCCCCCGTTGAGTGGTTGGGTGGGCTGGAGGCCGTGACGTGGTGGTGGTGTGACTGGCGCTGCATCGGACTGCGAAGTCCTCACCATCTCGTGCTCGTGCTCGTGCTCACTGATGCCGTGGCGGATGAGCCGGACAATTTTTCCTGAGACGCTGAGATCTTCGGCATGCGCCGCCGCCTTCACGGCTTCAAACAATTCGGGCGTCAAACGAATGAGCAATTTGTGATACGTCCCACGCTGTGGTTGCCGTTCTGCCATGGTGCCCACACCCTTTATGGTATATACTAAAGATATCTTTATGAGACTATCATAGCACTACACAGAGGATAGCACATGACATGGAAGAGACGCCAGCATCTGATGACGGGAGCAGGTTAGAAGCGAAGTACGCAGCATCCGTGAACGGTCAGCACCTGGAAGACATCGTGAAGAGTAACGGCACGCATATGCCCGAGGAGGATGATACGGGGTTCTGGTTCCGGTGGCGGGAGATGAGCATTGCTGGGAAGGTGATGTGCATCTGGGAGTTGCCAGCGGTGGACTGGTATGAGCCCGAGTGTTTAAACCTGCTGGCCGTAATCCGTGAGAATGATCCGGTCTTATGGGGCAAGACGACGGCCCGGTGGACCTCGCAGTTGTATCAAAAGATGTCGAGGTTAGAGGGGGCGATCAATGAACAACTCAAGATTGTCGAAGGGGAGAGGGCGATCAGTGAGGCAGAATCACTGATCGCCAGACCACCGGACATCTCCGCCCCAGCGGTAGTGACGTCAAAGCCAATTATACCTTTCCTTCCACAAGGTGCAGTGCTTGATCCAGAGGCACACTTGGGCGCAGCGCCATGGCTTGAGAGTTATATAGCCCATTCAAAGTACTGGTCCCCACTCGCTGCAGCAGGATTTCATGAGGCATGTGGTCTGTGGGTCTTATCGACTGTCGCCGCAAGGCGTATCTCCGTATACCTGACGAGGCCTTATTATCCGGCGCTGTTTATGGCGCTCGTTGCTCCGTCAAGTCTCTATGCCAAAACCACGACGGCGTATATTGCGCAAACGGCGATCCAAGACGTGGGGTTGTCATGCCTTCTTGCCCCTGACCGTGCGACACCACAAGCCTTACATCGTTTTATGTCGGGGATCGTCCCCGCCATATATGACGACCTCGACGACGACGACAAGACGCGCATCAAAGCCCGCCTCCGATTTGCCGCACAAGTAGGCTGGTATTACGAAGAATGGGGCTCGATGCTGCACCAGATGAACCGCCGTGATAGTCCCATGGCAGAGTTTCATGGCAACTTACGGGCCTTAGATGATGGCAAGGACGAATGGCGTAGCACGACCATCCAGCGTGGAGAAGAAAAAACCGTCGGCGCCTCTATGGCCCTGCTCGCCTCAGCCACGCCTGCGGACCTGGCGCAGTTCATGAAGCCTGGGAGTCCCTGGTGGCGCGATGGGTTTTTCCCCCGTTTTTCTTTTGTGGTGCCATTGCCGGAGGAACCACGAAGCCCAGTGCCGTTTCCGAAAGGCTTACAAAAACTTCACAGCTCTCTCATCGTCGATTTAATGGACTGGCACGCTCGCCTGGGCATTCCCACCATCGAGATTGCACCACACGACGGGAAGACAGGCAAAACGAGCCCTGCCTGGTCTGTCACGAGAAGTCCTCTCCCCTTGCAGGAAATTACTTTCGACGCGAAAGCCGACCACGCCCAGGAAGCCTACCAGATGGCCATCTTTACAATGATTGCCGATACGACACAAGTATCTGAAGACCTGGGGGCCTCCTATATCCGCTTACATGCCAAGGCGATCCGCATTGCCATGTTGCTCGCCTCCGTGGAAGGCAAAACCGTGATTGGTCTCCAGCATTGGGCGTATGCGCAAGCGATCACGGAACGCTGGCGGAGGATGATGCATCAGGTGATTGAGATGGCCGCAGACAGTCAACCACTCACGCGGGACATCCTCCTCCAAGAAAAAGTGGAATCGCTCCTCGCACGCCATCATCCCCTCTCGTTACGGGGTATGCACCAACACTTACGCCGCATCGCCTCAATGCGAGAACTGCGCGCCGTAGTCAAAGATATGGTTGATTTTCAAGCGGTTATTGAACAACAGCATGGTAAAACAACGATGTATATGTTGCCAATGAACACGTATAAGACATCTGATGAAGGGCACAATAAAGAAGAAAAAATCGAGTGGTGAACTGTGTACATTGTGTACGTGTGTACCTGTGTACCAAGCGTGAAAATCGTACACAGTTGCCAAAAAATGCCCAATTTTCCCCGTACACAACGTACACACGTACACAGCGTACACACGTACACAGTTGATCGTTTCATCTAGTAACGACGTAAAAACATGGTCTCATGAACTGTGTACAACTGTGTACAACTGTGTACGCAGGACTAATAGATATGTACCCTCAATATATTTTGATCCCTCTTTGGTTGTTCACGCCGTGGGGTCTTTGACTTTAACCTTTAACGCTCTGGAGAGGAGGAGGATGGCATCAGTGTTAAACGGTCGGCGCGCACTCGCGGCATGCTGTTGTAACGCCTCATACAGCTCGGGAGGCAACCGTAACGTCACCCGTTTGTACGTCGCCGCGATCGTTTTCGGTTTCGACATGGCGTATCCCCATGATGATGTCACTTGACGTCAGATGACATTAGATATACACTTAGACAGTAAATGACGTCAACTATACCACATTGCACACTGCACAAAGGAGATTGCACATGTCCACCACTCGGCCTCTGCAACTTGATACCGTCGCCATTGAGACGCTCAGCGTGGCAATACGCTGCATGCGGGTGGGCCGTAAACAGATGACCCAGAGCATTTTTCGGCAACTCCCTAGGGAAACACTCGTGAATGGGGAAGGCGCCTGCCTCGGCACCCCCTGGGGCTTTGTCAATTACTTCTGGGACTGCGGCGTTGACGAGGAACACCTGCACGCGGTCTGGCAGCATGGCACGCGCCTCTGTCGTGATTGCCTGCCAGCAGACGCCGAAGACAGCGCCATCGGAAAGGCGTTCACACGGCGCGTGCAGCACCAACGCGATGATCTCTGGCGGCTGGCGGTGATCGCCCATATCCTGCATATCGAACAGGGCGCGCCCTATGCCAAACATGCCATGGTGTCCTGGCCATGCGACGTCATGATAGAGGTGGCGCTCGACGATCCCCGCGTGAACGGGTGGATTGCCCCCTTCTGGATGAACGTCCTCCGTCTCAAAGACATGAGAAACACCTATGATCCGACCGCCTATACCACGAGCAGAACCTCGTTTATCACCCGCGCCATCCCTGACGAGCAGGAACGCACCGCCCTGCTGGCTGACCCCACGCTGACACAGGTCGCCGTGCACGCCGAAAGGCACGCACGCGCCTATCGCTATGCCCTCGACGCGTTGACGCGCTATCACACCGGCTACGACGAAGCCCTGGAAATGATCGAACAGGCCGGGCAACTGTTTATCGCTGTGTAACACCGCCACGCACTGCGCAAAGGAGCACTGCACATGCCTTTCAAAGAGAAACAGAAAGATAGCGATTGGAGAAAAACACGCTACGCCACTGATCCTATCTATAGATCAAAAGTTATTGCTCGCAACCTACGATGGCTACAGACACATCGGGAAAACGCCAGAAACGCCACACGTCGTTGGCAAGAAAATCATCCTGATGCATACCTTAAAACATCTAAGCGTTATCAAATAACGCATGCAGATGCTATTAAAGAACAACAAAAAAAATGGAGAAAAGAAAATAGAGAAAAACTATCTATTAAAAATGCAAGACGCCGAGCAACACAGTCTAACTCACCAATAAATGATTTAACATTAAAACAATGGGAATTAATAAAATCACATTATAAGAAAACCTGTGTATATTGTGGAAAAAAGCCTAAACAACTAACAAAAGACCATATTATTCCATTATCAATTGGAGGAGAACATACTTTTACCAATATAGTTCCTGCTTGTAGTTCATGTAATTCAAAGAAAGGAGTAGGAAAAGTACTCATCCCTATACAGCCATTATTGTTGACATACTAAAATGCATAAGCTGCATTGCTTCAATGCACAATGCGCCATGCACATTTAACAAGGGAATACCCAATGTCTCCGTTCATGATGTATCAGCCACGCACCATTAATGATCACAGCCAGTTAGACGAAGGCTGGCATCCGGCGGCTCTGGTCGCTATCGATGAGGAAGACGCCAATCCCCTGTGGGATTCGGTGCAAAAGTATCAGGCCGACAACCATACCGATGCCGTGCCACGCATGTGGCGGTGGAAATTCGCCTTATGGGATACCGTCGCGGACCTGTCCAGCAGTGTCCCCGAGATGGCGTCCAAGGTCACCAGTAAAAAATTCAGTCCTGGGGGGCGGTATCAAGCGTCAACCGCCTATGTCTGGACCAAAAACTTGTTGAATCGTCCTCCGCAACCAGGCGAAGCGATTGACCTGTGGGCCATGCTGCCGCTGGCCTGTATGGTGAAGGTCGGGCGCACCAATAAGGACGGCGAGCTGATCGAGTATGCCAATATTGAAAATGTGCGTGCCTGGCCAGAAGGCCAGCAGCACTTTCCCCAGGCCATGAAAGACCGTTTAGCGAACTGGTATGCCATGAAGAATGCCCAGGTGTATCAGCCACCCTCGACCCCGATGACCCAGACACCCATGGCAGAGCCTCCACTGGCACCAGCACCACCACAACCCGTCTCCACCACAGCGCCAAGCTGGTAACCCCATGACTGACGGGTGAGGTCTGGAGCCTCACCCGCCTGGAGAACATATGGCGTTAGCGAAAACTCGGCACGTGGGTCCAGTCTCATCCCCGATGATGGTTATGGATGTGCCACGTGACCCTGATCCCTTGGAAGACGATATCCCTGATGTCGTGGTGCCAGCCGCTGTCCTGGCGGACTTGCCCATCACCACGCCAGAGGCCCCCCCGGTGGTCCAGACTGTCGAAGCGGTGCAGGCCCTGGAAGCCATGGGCGCAGCAGCCCGGAATGCCACCACGGACGTGCAAGACTGCGCCAAGGCCACCTTGCGCACCATGGATGCCGTGATGCGTTCGGTCACCAGGCTGTGTGACAACATCGAGCATGGTCCCTCGTCCATGACGGCGGGTGTCGCCGCATTGATCGAGACCTTAGGGACGCAGCATCTGGGGCTCGACGTGCATAGCGCTCATCCGTATGCAGCCACGGTGCAGGCCGTCTCTGCGGAAGGCTATGCCGTGACCATTACGGTGCAAAAGGCCAATGCCGGGGAATTAACCCAGGCCTTAGCGGCACTCATGCCCTGGCTCAAAGGAGCTGGCTATGTGGCCCCTGAGAGTGTGGCGGGAGTGCTCTGATGACCCCGCAGACCGTACACCTGCTGGAGGCCCTCGAAGCCATCAACGCGGGCACATCGCTCACCCTCACGCCCTGGGAACACGAGTTCCTCGGCTCCGTGCTGCCACGCCTGCGGGCGGGTGGCACGCTGAGCCCGAAACAACTGGCGGTGGTGTACGCCATGACGGACAAATATTTGCCCAGCACCATGGGGGCAGAACTCCGTGGACAAGAGAGGTTGTTTGCATGACAACGACGACACCACACGACACCCCCGTGTCGTTGCACGACCAGTGGCAAGAAGCCGTGCGGGAATTAGCGATGCGCCGCCGCGTCTATCCACGGTGGGTCAGGCAAGATCACCTCATGCCTGACCGTGCCGCGTATCAACTCCGGGTGCAGGAAGCCATTGTGGCCACCCTCAAGCGCCTGCTCGACCACGACGACGCACACAGCGGGCAATATCAA